AACTGTTCCTGAGTCAAAACATCGGAAAACACGTTTTTGTATGCCAACATTACCATCTGCATGTTTGGTATCGTGTGCTGAGAGTTGAAGTCTTCAAAATCGAAGCAGAACGGTACCCCGTCTCTAGAAATCTCTGAGATAGTGTTTTTGACTGCCTCCGGCCTCGCTGAGCTGCCTATAGGGAATACTTTACTAAGGACCTCTTCCATATCCCCGAACGCGAACGTGCTGTGGACGAAGTTTGTGAAGTCTACACCATATATGGCTCTTTGTTTACCCCACTCATATTTTGTCGATGGCCAGGCTAACATCTCCGGTTTCCTGGATCGCAACTTCATATGCATGTCGTCAGGCATGGCACAAGCCGTGTACAGCTTTGTTCGGAGTTCACGCTGTCTTGCTAAGTAAGTGGCGTCTTCTTCATACTGAGAGTGGATTGCGCCCACTGGTGTGTGCTGCCACCTGCGGGCCCAGAACTGTTCCCATGTTAGCTTGTTTACCCTAACCCTCTGCGCACGTGCTTTGTTAAATAAGCCTACTGCCGTGTTGTAGGTAAATGTAGGTGATATGTTCGCTGTTGTAGGTTGCGTCCTATGTAGCTTCTCTGCCGACCAGTCTACCTGTCCAGGTCCCCTGTTTACCAAAACCTCAAGCTCGAATAACGGTGTCAGGTCCACGTCAATTAGGTTCTGTAAGGCCTTCAGACGGCTAGTGAACTTGGTTTTCAAAGTACTCACGAAGTGTGATTCGCTGTCATACTTCCATGTCCAGATAGCACTCGAAGACACCAGACTCTTTACTGGGTCAGGGACTGATGCAGCCCATAATAGGAGCCCACATATCATCGATTCATTGCACCCCACTCCAATTAACCTGTCAAGACAGTTTAGTATGAAGTCGCAGTTCTGCTCAAAATATGCTAAACCTATAGATCGCAGCTCTGCAACAGTACAGTGCCTCAGATGATTGGCGGATATCCTGTGGGTTGGTGGGCTAATTAGACCATCAAACATAGCAGTGACGTTGTGGCGTCTTTCCTTGTACGCGTTTTTGTGGTGAGACCGGCTCGTAATATAAAGAAGGTAGTGCATGATGTCCCAGGCAGTGCAAGGCCCATAGGGAAAGAGTGTTGGCCCGTACTGTATCCTGCTGATACGTGCAAGTATCATGTTATTTTTGTCCGTTAAAAGAGTGTCTATATGTATGTACAACGCTGTGACCCCAAGTTTGTTGAAGTACAGCGGATGGAGGGCCAAACCACCCTCTCCAAAGCGAAAAAACCCTGGTTCCAGCCCTGTGTTTATACCGTCCATCAAATCGAAAAGAGTGTACGTGGCGTTAGAAAAGTCAGTGTCCTGCACTTTGCCATCTCCTATATCTTCAAGATATAGAGGTACGGCTGAACATGTCATGTTGGCGGGAGATCCGGTGGTGCTGGCCCTGGTCCTCGCTCCGTTTCCGTGCTCACCCCTTGCGTGTTCGTTGCACTCGCTTCTTGTGCCAACAACTCGGATGGCCCTTGTCGCTGCGGTAGTACTACTCCCGCGTTCGACCAACTCAGATGAAAACCCGAAGTGCGGAT